GATACTAATTATGGCTAGACCGAGGAAAACGTACAACACCAGGACCATCCTGCCCGACGATCGCGATACATTGGCCTCGTTGATTGGGACTACAGATCCGACTGTGGTCAAATGTTGCAAATGCGGCGGAGAGAATATCTGCGACCACGGGCCTATTCGCGGGGGGCCTCGTTTCTACGGCAACCTATACGTTTGCGCGGACTGCGGGCAGCGCGAAATCGTGAAGGCATAAGGAGATTTATGGCAGACGCTGCATATATCCAAGGCGAGACTATCACATACAATTTGGCCGACACGGATTATACGGCGGCGACGCTCCATCTCGGAGCGACGAAGTATCCGCTCGTTTTGTCCGCTTCTGTTTGGTCTGTCTCTATCGACTCGACCGCGCTCTCTGGTCGGTATCGCTTCGCCGCGATAGCTGACGGATTTGTTCGCGACTCCGGCATTCTAACGGTATCGCCGCTCGTCTCTAAATATCGCGCCGTGATTGACGCGATAGACACGGCTCTTCAGGGCGTCGCGACGAACGGCAAATACTCGATGAGCATCGGCGAGATCTCACTGCAAGACAAGACTTTCGACGAGATGGTCAAAGCAAAGAACTACTACTCGCGCATGGCCGAGGCGGATGAAACGGGAATCGCGCCGACCTTCGGCCCGTCGCGCGTTTCGGAGACCTACGCATGAGCATTTTCAACTTTGGCAAATCTTCCGAAAGGGCGCGCGAGGCGTCGGCGAAAACGCGCGCGTGGGAGGCTTACGCGCAAATGGCAGAGACTCGCTCATTTAGCGCGGCAGTGGTCGACCGTCTCGTGGCTGACTGGAAGTACGATGGAGGATTCACGAACAACGAAGTTCTTTCGGCTCTTCCGTCGATGCGTTCGCGGTCTCGTGACATGGCTAAGAATTCGCCGCTCTACGCGCGATTCATCCGGCTCATGCGCGAGAACATCGTCGGCGACGGATTCCGCTTCAAGGCGTTGCCAGCTGCTACGATGGACGATCCTGAAAAGATTGACGGAGACGCCGCGAAGATGATCGAGTATCATTGGTGGAAGTGGTCTCGGAATCCGTATTATGTCGATTCCGGGCGTCGTCAGGACTTGACGCAATTCCTCGCGCTCGTCGTCGAGAATTGGGCGCGCGATGGAGAGGCATTCGTCTTGATTGACGAGGCAGCGCAGAACAAATACGGCGTTTCACTTCGGCTTTTGCGCGCGGACGCAATCGACGAGACGATGAACTTTATGACGAAAGACGGGAATTTCGTCCGCGGAGGCGTAGAGACGAACATGGACGGAGCTCCGATTGCGTATTATTTCGACGGCAACAGGTCCGACGGCGCGAATGTCTATACGATCAACGGGAAGTCGCGCGTGCGCATTCCGGCTCGGTCGATCATCCATCTCTACGAAAGGCATGATGCCGATCAGGTGCGCGGTCTACCGTTGGGATTCGCGGCTCTACTTCCGCTCAAGATGCTCGACGAGTACACCAAGGCGGAGCTCACGGCGGCGCGTGACGAGGCTTGCACTATCGGCGCGTTCTCGTGTCCTGCCGGGCAGGAAGGCCCAGCGCAGATGACGCCTGATGTCGCCAATGGTTATCGCGAGAAACTTTCAGCTGGGCAAAAGTTGTTTCTGCCAGACGGCTGGACGTACAACTCGACCACCCCGCAACACCCCAACCGCGGATGGAGTGATTTCTCCGTCGGTTTGCAGCGGATGATTTCCACTGGACTCGGAGTCGATTTCGCGGAGCTCACGGGCAACGGAAGCGACACGATCAGCGCGGTCGCGCGTCAGTCGATGCTCCGAACGCGCGAGATGTACAAGGACCGCCAGCGCACGGTCGCGACGGTCGTTCTTAATCGCATTTATTACGCGTGGCTTCATTCGATCCTCGGGCTTAAGGTCTCAGGAACTTATACCGCGCTGGACTTCGAGAGATTTGAAGACCATACGTTCCAGGGCCGCCGATGGGGGTGGATCGACCCGAACGCAGAGGTTAATGCGGCCACGGTCGCGACGGCTCACGGATGGCGCACGGACGCGGAGATCGCGGCTGAGTATGGCAACGACATCGATGACAATATCGCCGAACAGCTGCGCGTCAAGGATGCGAAGGCCGAGGCAGGTCTCATCACGATAGGAAATGGCCTGCAGGTGCAGGCCAAGGAGTCGACCGACAAAAATGACGCCGACACTACCGACGCGAAAGAAGATTCTGAAATTGACGAATCGGCCATAGATAAGAAGACAGCTAAGGAGGATTGAAGATGGACGTTAAACAGAACGGAACGCGCAACCACACGCGCGAGATGAAGCTCGAGGTCAGGAACATCGGCGAAGGCGATGCCGCGGCCAAAGAGGTGCGCGTCTCCGTCTCGTCGGAAGCGCCAGTCGCAGAATACGTCTTAGATGCTGAGACAGGAGAATGGGTCCACGCTCTCGAGGTCCTGGGTCACGCAGACGGAGAGATCGACATGACTCGCGCCGCCGACGGTCTCGTAATTCAGGATACGCATTTTGGCGATCAGATCGGGCTTATCCGCGAGGTTGAAGTCAAGGACAAGAAACTCGGCGGAGTCATTGAATTCTGCTCCGGCACTCGCGCGCAGGAGATTAAGTTTGACGCGGAGCGTGGCCTCCGGCGCAACATGAGCGTCGGATATATTGTCAACGAGTGGCGCAAGATAGAAGACGGAGACGTGAAGACCGGGAAGCTCCCGACGTATCGCGCCGTCTCGTGGACACCCTATGAAGCATCATTTGTGAATGTTCCCGCCGACGTCCGAGTGGGCGTCGACAGAGCGGCGAACATGACCGAAACCAACACGGCGGCACAAACCGCCGCCAATACCGAAAGGAATCAGCAAATGGCTGAACCTGTGAACACTCCGGCGGTTGAGAAACCCGCCGTTGACAACGCCGCCGATATGCGCGCGCTCAAGGAAGAGATCGCGAGCCTTCGCACGGCCATCAAGAAGCCCGAGATGCCGACCGCCGAGCGCGCCGCCAAGCCGCAGTTCGACGAGGCAGACTCGAAGAAGATCGTGCGCCAGTACGACCTGATGAAGGTCGTCCGCTCGCTCGCCGACAAGACCGGCAAGATTGACGCCGGCTTTGAACGCGAGATCAGCGACGAGATCGCGAAGCAGACCAAGCGCGAGGCTCAGGGATTCTTCATCCCCGAGGCCGTGCTCATGGGCGTCCGCGCCTTCGACAAGTCCAACAATGCCGGCGGACTCGTCGCGACCGACACTCTCTACTCCGAGATGGCTCCCGCGCTTGTCGCGAAGACCGTCCTCGGTGAGGCTGGCGTCCGCACGATCAGCGGACTTGTCGGCGATGTCGAGATCCCGTCCGCCGGAGCCGCGACCTCCTACTGGGTCACGACCGAGAGCGGCAACGCCACCGCGACCGATCCGGCCATCGGACAGGTCAAGGCTTCGCCGAAGACCATCGGCGCGTATACGGACATCACGCGCAAGCTGATGAACCAGAGCGGCGTTTCCGCGCAGGCGTTTATCGCCGACGCGCTTCGTTCGTCTCTCGCGCGCGGTATCGAGCTCGCGGCGTTCAGCGGGTCCGGCGACAATGGAGCGCCTCTCGGCCTCGATGCAGTCGTTGGAGTCAACGAAGTCGCGACCGCGACGAATCCCGGTCTCGCGAAGATCCTCGAATTCATCACGAAGATCGAGGACGCGAACGCTGACACGAACGGCGGCAAGTTCATCGGCCGTCCGTCGGTCTGGGCGCTTCTTGGCTCGACGATCGACTACACGGCGATCAAGGAAGAGTCGAAGACCGTCGCCGTCGCGTCCGCAGGGAAGTACCTGCTCGACACCATGACGAGCAAGTGCCAGGGCTACGACTTCCTCAAGTCGAACCTCGCGACCGCCAAGAAACTCTACTTCGGCGACTGGTCGAAGATGGTCATGGCGTTCTGGAGCGGCCTCGACCTAACGGTTGACACGGCTTCGCTCTCCAAGTCCGGCGGCGTGCGCCTCGTGGCGCTCCAGGATATGGACGTGGTTGTCACCCAGCCCAAGGCGTTCAGCTTTGGCGCGGTGATCGCCTGATAAAACGCTGGGCGGCGTGCGTGTCAAAGCGTGCGCCGCCTTGCCGTTTTCCTATCTGCAAATCTATCACGGATCAAGGGGAAACCGAAATGAACAAATCTATCATTACTCTCGCCGCGTGCGTTGCATGCGCGTCTGCGTTCGCCGCGTTCGACACGACGAAGCTCGCGGCGCACGACGTTCTCGCGCCGACTCAAATCACAGCTAACGCGACGAACGAATCGTCGTTTGTGCTTGCAGGTTACAAAGGCAACTGCGAGGTGATTCTGGCTGCGACTCCCGCCATCGGTCGCACGATCGACGCGACGCTCTATGGCCGAAACTCGACCAGCGAGACGTGGACGGCGATCAGCACCATTACGAGCACGTCTACCAACTCAGTCGCGATCCGCCTCCCGTTCGTCGGCGAATACGTCAAGTCGAGCCTGAAGCTCGCCATCACGCCCGCCGCGACTACTACGGTGTCCGCGGTGATCATCGGGAACAAGTGAAGGCATAAAGCCTCATGGCGTCACTCGTCGAAACGATCCAACTCGCGCTTGCGTCCGTCGGTCAGTCACTTCCCGACGCGGTTCGCACGATGTGGCATGGACGCGAGACGGGTGACGCCATCAAGTCCTCTTCGGTCGAAATGTCCGGAGAGGCGGCAACCGAATCTGGAGCGGTGGAGAAGTCGCGCGTGATTGTCTGCGCGGCCGACTTCCCGACTCTAGGTTCGGACGCTCTCGTTGAAATCGGAGGATTGCAATATCTGACGACCTCGATGAGAACGGATCCCGTCGGCGCGTCTGCGACCGTCGGCATTTCTTCTCCGCTTTCAGACGTTCCGGCGACATGGACGGGAACGCGCAAGGCGCGCCGCATCTCTGTTCCGGTAGACATGCTCGCCGAGAACAACGGACGCACTGCGGACGTGTTGGATGGATTCTCCGCGTCTTCAACGGATTCGTGGACTATCGTTATTTCTGCGGATGATTGGCTCGATACGGACGGGCCACAGGAGGGAGACGAGTCGCGCTTTGATTATCGCGGTTCTTTTGTCACCGTGCGCGCGGCTCGAGTCCTCAAGAAAGACGGATACTATCTGGTCAACGCGAGGAGCCGCTGATGATATCGATGTCCGCGAGCATTGACGCGGGCGACGTCGCGCGCTTTGAGAACGCGCTGAAAGACTACGCGGAAGCCCTAGGGTCAAACGCTTCGACAGTTCCGCAACGCGCCGCGATCCAACTTTGCAAGTCATTTCGCGCGGAATCCGCAACCAGGAAGGCGCCTAAATACGCGCGATCGAGCGAGTATAACATCACGCCTTGTAAATGGAGCGGACAGTTCAGGGAGATCGTGAAGAACGGGAGAAAGTACAGAATCCCGTGGCCGCCTCCGCAAGTCAAGGCCGACTCGAATGTGGTATTGAAAAGGTACACGGTCGACCGGCCTATCCGCGGCGTTAAGTTTGACGTCTATGCAGATAGGAAATCAGACATCCGCAAGAAGCATCTTCTGTTGGCTCGCTCCGGTCTCGCCAGACAGTCGTGGGGATGGGTGATGAACAACATTTTCAACGGGTCTTCTCCTGATACTCCGTGGCGAAGACGTAAGAATGACAAGCGAGACCCGCGCGACGCGACGCGCGAATCATCGTCTTCCACATTCAAAAGTTCGACGGCCCAAGGAGGATCCGCCCGCATCTGCAACAGGCTTGATTATATCACGGACGCGCTGAAGATTTCGGTAGACGTGGCCGTCGAGAAGTCCGCGAATTGGATGATGAAGCAAGTCGGCCTCATCCACGAGAGAAAGCGCCGCGCGTTTTGACGTCACGGCCATTTGTAGAATGAATGACGAACTTTCCAACATCGCCGAACCTGAAGAGACAATCGAAGCGACTCTCGTCGCGCTTCTCGCCGAATCCGTTGACATACCCGTCGAGGGCGTGCTCGCCCCGGCAGGAGAAGGCGAGGTGAAGCGGCTCTCGTCTGAAACAGTAATCACGGTCGCGGTCGATCAGACCTCCCAGGACGGAGACTATCGCGGTCCGTGCGTCCCCCACACCTACTCGGCGCGCGTCGCCGTCCATTACGCGATTGCCGACGACGCGAACGGTGATGACTTCCGTCTGACGTGCAGGATCGTCCGCGGTGTCATCGTCGCTCTCACGGGCGACGGTTGCGAAAACGTGAGCTCTCTATCGTTCGTCTGCGACGAGTTCATGCTTGATTCGACTTCTACAACTTTCGAGGGCGGGGACAACCCCGTAAACACGAAGACGTATACGGCCACGTTGAAAGGCCGCGTAATCACAACGGAGGCCTAAATCATGGCTAACGCAACGTTTAACGCGGGCATCGACTACTTCGGCCTCGAGACCGCTACCACCAACGCGCTGAAGGTTAAAAGTTCCGCCGAGAACCGCTCCAAGCAGAGCTCGTCCGGCGCGAATTCGTATGGCGACATCACGGTCGTCGATTCGTTCGGAGATACCGCGGCCCCGTCCGCCGAGTACGAAGTGATCGCGGCTCTCGCATCAGCCTCGTTCCCTGTCCTCGGCACGTGCGCGACTGTCGCGAGCCTCGCGAATCCCGTCGTCCTCGGAACGGTGACAATCAACACGTCGAACGGAGTGGCTCCTACGGTGTCGGCTTCAGGTTCGATGGTGCAGAGCGGCGCGGCCACTCTCCGCGAGTATACGCTCCCGACGTTCTCGCTTACGGCTCGCCACCGCGCGCAGGACTTCATCGCGGCTGTCGATATAAAGATCGGCGAGTCCCCGGCGTCTGGCATAACAGACTACGGCCTCGAATCCGTCTCGGCCACGTTCCCGATCGAAATCACGCTCGCGCAGCCGAAGGGCGTCGTCGCGAACTATGACATCCACGGCGGAACGGCCACGGCGAGCTACACCATGAATTGGTACGCGTCTACAGCGCCGACGATTGCGCTCACGGCGGCGGCTGCTACGGCCGGCTATACGATCAGCTCGCCCGTCACGAAGGCGGACCCCGAGGGCGGATACACGCAGTACACATGGACCGTCTCACTCCCGATGACGGGCGAAGACGCGTCCGTCTAAAAAGGTGACACGCCGTGATCTCGCAACTTGCAAAAGGCGACTACGAAGACATGATCGCCGCGGGGCTTCCCGCGACTCTCGAAGACTTCGACCGCCTCAACTGCATAGCCCTCCGTTTGACGGACGGGAGCGAGACCACGGCGGCCAACTTTCCGCGCATCGGCTGGGCCGGAGACGTTCCGTTTTACCAGCCTACTTGCATCGCGATTTCGTGGTATTTGCAGTTCGTCGAGCGCGCCCCGTTCGATGGAGCGACGAAAGACGCGTGCTGGTGGTTCGCACTTCAGCACGGCCGCGAAATCAGCGCATTCGCTGGAATGGAGACGCCCGGCCACATCTGTACGGCTGTCAACAAGTGGCTTGGATCATTGCCTGTGACTCGTGACGAGATCGCGCGCGCGTGCAGGTACGCCGTCAGCGGATTCGACGATGCGACGCCAGCGAAGACTCCCGCGAAGGAAGCCGAGGACGCGAATCTGACGGATCTCGAAAAGCGCGAGCAATCAATCGCTGACATTAGTCTAGCTGTCTCTTGCGCGGCTGCGAGCACGGGCATCGAATCTGACGTACTGCTCAAGGAGACGCCTTCGCGCCTCGCGCTGATGGTCGCCGAATCGCGCCGGCTGCACCACGATGATCGCGGTATCACGCGAGACGAAAGGAAGCTCCGCGCGGACTACGACATGACCCGCAAGGAGATCATCATCCGCCTCAGGGCAGAGAAGTCCGCGAAGGACGCGAAGGAGAACGCCGAAAATGGCTAAGAGTATAGACATCAAGATTGGATCGTACTTCGACAAGGAAGGGATCAACGAGGCCAACAAATCTTTGGCTAAACTTGCCGCAGACGTAAAATCTCAAAGCGCGGATATGCAGCAGGCCACGCTTCGCGCCGGAGCAGGAGTAAACACTTATGCGGACGAGGCCGACAAAGCTGTGCGTTCGATGGGCGGCGGTTATAAGACGTTAGGACAGCAGCTTTCTGAACTTTCAAAAGGGAATGCCAAAGTAGGCGAGGCTACAGCTGCAGCGGCAGAGGTTGGTAGCAAATCATTCGGATCGCTCGAGATGGTTATCGGCCTTTGCAGAGGATCGACCGAACAACTCGCCAAGGCGTTCGCTGGACTCACTCAAAGATTCCCTGTCTTGCAGAAGGTAGGAGTCGCTGCTTTGGGAGCATGGGCGGCTGCTATCACTTCAGTTATCACTCTATTGGCTTCACTGAAGGAATTGGTCGTTGTAGGATTTAATCTCAATCAAGCTTCAGAATCTGTCAAGGAGACTGCCCTTCAGATGGAGCGTCTGAGAAACGAAGGTGAAAATTTCGCTGCAGGTATGAGCGACGCCAGGAAAGAATCAGATCGGCAGGCAAAGATTTTCGAGGACCAAGCGAATGCGCTGAATAAAGTCACGAAAGCTCAGCTTGAATTTAACCGCGCCCAGGCGATTTCACTTGCTACGAGCGAAGATCAAAAGAAGGCGATCAATGCGCAATTTGACGCGATGTCTGATGCGGCTGATGTAGAAGCATCTAGCGCGTTGCGTGAAAACAAAAGAAATGTTTTACTTGATGAGGGTTCCAGGCTTCGTGATGAGTTGGCAAACGCAGAGAAGATGCGCGATACTTATCAGGGCATGATCCTTGCTGGAAATGGAGGCGCGGACGAGTTCTTTGCCCAAGAAGCCATCATCGAAGAGAAAAAGAAAGCGATTGAAGACAATGCGCGTTCCGTAGAAAATATAAACTCAGAGGAAGAAGCCGCTCAGCTTGAATCGGAGACTCGCGACATCGAACGTCAGACCAAGGCGAAAGAAGAAGCAGATAAACTTGCGGCCGAGAAGGCGAAGCAAGAAACCGAAGTCGCCAAGAAAGCCGAAGATGAGCGACTGAAGGCCGTCGAAGCCGAGAAGAAGGCGCGCGAGGCGATGGAGGCCGAACTGCACAAGCAACGCGCCGACAATCTCAAGGCGGAGATCGAAAGCGCGAAGGGCGCGGCTGCTGGAGTGTCGGGCGTCGCGCAGTCCGCGCAGACCGAGTTCGACCGCGCCTTTGCCATGTATCGCGATCCGGCTCTCGCGGCTTCGGGCATCGCGGAAGAGCGCGACTACGCCGCAGACTATAAACAGCTTGGGAAAGACGCGAACAGATACGGAGGTTCGTGGCGCATCAACGAGCTCGCGTCTCTCATGGCGTCCGGTGACACTGCTGGCCAGGCGGCGAAGCTCGAGGAATGGCGCAAATCGTCGAAGTTCTCGCCAGAGGTCGAGGCGATGGTGCGAGCGTCGGCTGCAGACAAGACGAAGACAACGGCTGAGGACGAGCTCCGCAAGATCAACGCGAACACTGCGAATCTGGACAAGAAGCTCGACGAACTTCTGAGCATGAAATAAGGAGATTTGAATGGCAACGGACTACACAGCTTATTTTCGCGGCAAGGTAGGGCAGGATCATTACCAGCAGCCAGTCACCGTGATACAGGGCGAAGGCCGCTACGTCGGAACGTACGAAACGCAGTCGTTCGTGTTCGAGGGATTGACGGAATCCCAAGCGAATTTCGACGGAGAAATAACCTGTACGGATGTTGCCGGGACGATTTACACCTTCAACCTCCGCGAATCTTTCACGGACGCGTCGACGGGGTCGGCTGTATTCGCAACCGAAGAGTGCCGCGTGCAGAGAACGCGTGTTTCTCCGCATTTGTGGTCTGTCACTTTCACGCGGACGGGAGCGAAGCTCTACCAGAACGGCGTGCTAAGGTTCAATGGGCCGTCGTGGATGGACCGTTACAACACCTAAAGGTAAAACCGTCATGCATATCAAAGATGATTTCGGGAGCGGCGGACCGATCAGCAAGGTGTCGGCCGCGTGGTTTAACGGAGTGGCTAAGTTTATCAACGGCTTAATCCCTGGACCTGGTATAATGTTCGCAAAGAAGAACGACGGATCGGCAACTGTTATACAACTCGATACCGACATCGGGACTCCTGGCGCGTCGGGGTCGTTCCCGACGGACGAGGTTTCGCAGACCGCCGCTACTCTTTGGGAATCCGGCGGGGCGAACGGAGCAACCGTGCTAATGGCTTATAAGGGCGAGTATGCCGGATCACCAGACTATGATCACCGTCTGTATGTCGCGAAACTCACGATTTCAAAGTCCGGCCTAATCACTAAAATCGAAGCCGTTGAAAATAGCGGCATCGCAATCGGAGCATAATCCATGCAACAGACCAATGCAACAGTCACCATAGACCCCGCGCGACTCAACCGTCCGCTCCGTCCGTGGTTTGCGCGCGTCCTTCATTCGTTCGTCGCGAAGTTCGAGGGAATTCCGGAGGACTGCTATTCCGTGGTCTGTCGCGTATTCAAGACGGACGGGCTCGCTCATTTCGACATTCCCGTAGGGCTCGCTCCAGATGGCGAGGCAGACGCGTATGTGATTGGAACGTGCTTCCCCGACGTAGGCGCGGCATTTTACGAGGTCCACGCATACGACGCGAGCGGCAACATGACGGCGCTCGGCCGCGGTGAAATCACGGTCGAATCTTTCACGGCCACAGGCTCGCCGATCGTCCCAGGTCAGTCGGTCCCGGTTATGCAGATCGCTGACTCGACTGGCGCGCTACATACGATTTCGGCTGTGTCCGACGGCGAAGGCGGCTACACTTCTATCATTGACGCGTAAAACAATCTAGGAACTTCCCAAATGAAAAACACAACTGTTTGTATGGCGGTTCTTGCGGCGCTTCCTATGGC